TACGGCTTTTATCAGAAACATTAACAAACGGGACTGTTGTTCCATCAATAGTTTTAGCTGTTAAAAATGGGTGATGAACCAAAAAAGGAACGATTAAAAAATCCCGGCTTGCCAAAGAAGCTAAGAAAGGCGGTAAAGTTGGCAAACGTGCAACGCTTGCTAAAACACTTGGAAAAATGAGGAAAAAGAAATGAAAAAAAAGCCAGCAACAAAAGCAGGTAAGGAACGAAAAGTTAAGAAAGTGATGAAAGAATACAAACAGGGAAAACTCAAAAGCGGAAGCAAGAAAGGCCCTAAAGTAAAAAGCAGAAAGCAGGCTATTGCTATAGCGATGAGTGAGGCTGGAATGCCTAAAAAGAAAAAACGATCACCGAAAAAGAAAGGATATTAGAAATGAAAAAAGTGAACAACACAATTTTATTTATGATTCTTTTTTTACCTTCGATAGTTTTTGGAGCAGACGTTATTTTAAAATGGGACGCAAATAAAGAATCTGATCTTGCAGGATATAAAATATACCATGGACTTGAGTCAAGAAAGTATGACGACCCTGTAGAGGTAGGATTAGTAACAACGTATACATTTAACGATTTACCGAGTGATGTAACACATTATTTTGCTGTAAACGCTTTCGATACAGAAGGATTGGAATCTGATTATAGCAACGAAGTAAGAACTATTAAAGCACCAAAGTTGACTATAAAATATATGTTAGAAATTGAACCTTAACCGAACTTGCCGTAATGCAAGGGTTGCGCTACCTGTCGCCATACAGGGAATTACCTTAACATGAAAGGGTGAAATCATGGATGAAGTTTTGGAAAATGTTGAAGAAAATGTTGAAGAAAATGTTGGGCAGGAAGAAACAGAAGAACATGACCATACAGGAGAGGAAGAAACTATACAAGATGGTCAACTTAACGAACAAGACACGGAAGAAGTAGAACCGTGGTTGCTTGAGGATGACGATACATCCCCAAAGAAAATACCTCTTGCTGCTCACATACGGCAACGTGATAAATTAAAAGGGAGGTTGTCAGAAAAAGATCAAGAACTTGCTGAATTAAAAGCAAGACTCGAAAAAATAGAAGGATCTAAAAAACAACAAGTTCCTCCGACTGTGCGGCCAATTATCGACGATTATGACTCTATCGACGATTATAACGCTGCTATGGACGCTTACGAAAATAGCAAATTCGAAGCATTAGAACAGTCAAGGAACCAAAAACGCTTAATTGAACAACAAAAAGCGACTATAGACAAGGCCGTTGAGGATCATTATACACGAGCTGAAAAACTAATCACTGAAAACAACATTGATGCGGAAACGTACAAGCAAACAGATGAGCTTGTAAGAGAAAGCGTTGAAAGAATTTATCCTGGTCGTGGCGATCAAATAGTTGACTATATGATATCGCGTCTTGGAGACGGAAGTGATAAAGTTATGTTCGCATTGGGAAGGAACAAAACATTTCTTTCGGAGTTTCAATCAGCTCTTTTGAATGACCAATCCGGCCTTCAGGCAGCAATACTTTTGGGTGAGCGTAAAGCTATGCTCACAAGACCGAAAACAATTAAATCTAATGCACCCAAACCGGCTGAAAACCTGTCAGGAGACAAACAGCTTGGAGACACGAGCAATTTAAAGCGCCAATATGATAAAGCGCAGAAAAACGGTGACTCACAGTCTGCTTATGAAGCATACAAGGCAGCAAGGCAAGCCGGTATGGATGTGTCAAAATGGAGATAAAAGAAAATGGCTGATACAATTAAAATTGTGTACGCAATGATGGATAAAATCATTGAAACGCACAAAACTCAAGAACAGTTACTACCACTTGTAACGTATGAAGAACCAGATCCCGCGATGCTTCAGAACGCAGGAGATGTTTATTGGAAACCTGTTCAGCAACATGCCCCGTTGCAGCAAGGATGGGATATGACAGGAAATGAAACAGATATTATTGAAGAAGGTTGCCCTTACATTATGAGTACGCCATGGAATGACGTGGTCAAACAAAGAATCGATAAGATTCGCGATGATCAGTTTTTCATGAGACGTGCTGAGGAAGCTGGAAGGAAGATTGCTTCAAAGCAAAATTATGAGATAGCAAATGCTATTGCAACTCAGGGCTCGCTCTTTTACAGGTCTAACGATACATCAGCATGGGACTTCATCACAAATGCACAGGTCAAGATGAACGAACGGCAATCATACCAATCCGAACGTTACTTTACACTTAATGATAGAGACACGCAGAAGTTCGGTAAAGACCTTTCAGCAAGGCAAACAATCAACGAAATTCCGAGAGCGGTATGGAACTCTGGAATGTTGCAAAAACAGGTTGCACAATTCAGCGTTTATACCGGGTCATACTTGCCGAACCTTACAGGAGGTGCGAATCCTGGAACCACAGTAACTGCAAACGTTTCAGAAAAGCCTTTGGGTGGTACTGTAACTACCGCAACAGGAATCGTTCAAAACTTCGATTGGAGAACCGCAACTATCGCAGTAACAGCTTCAGCAGGTTACAATATCGGAGATAAGGTCACCTTTAGCAACGGTGGTACTCCTGTGTACGCGATCGGACTTATGGATAAAACAGTTACTACCGATCCTATGCAGTTTACAATCGTAGCAAAGCCTACTGGCACAAGCGTTACTGTATACCCAAAACCTATCGCTCTTGATGACGCCGCTCTTTCTACACTCGAAAAAGCATATGCGAACATTAACACTCAGATTCTCAACACGGCAACAATGGATCGCGTTAATATTGACGCTTCAAACCAAACAAATTTGTTTTGGGATAAATCTGCTGTTACTGTTTCAGGAGGTTCTCTTCCCGTAGAAATGTTTAAGGAGTGGGGGGGCATGAAGGTTGTCAAGGACAGCTTTGTTAACGGCCAACCAGTCTATTTGCTCTACGACGGTGATATTCTCGAAAAGAATTTCCGTTTTGTAATATTTTCCTGGTGGGGCGTGACGGTTAACAACCCTTCAAATTGCGGATGTGCTGTAAGTTACACATAAAAACTTGAGAAATTTGGTGCTGGTTAATTCCGGCACCAAATTGAAAGGATAATAATGGGAGTACAACTATTTAAAAAAGGAGACACGCACGTATTTAAGGGAATTAAATGCACATTCGAAGTGTTTCCGGTAGAATTTCTCGAAGCGCAACTTAAAGATGGATGGACGGCAGATATAAACGATCTTGTAGAGAAGCGAAAACCCGGTAGACCAAAAAAGGTAGAAGATAATGCCGACGAACAACACAAAAGCTGATATCATTAACGATGCATACTCAAAGTTGAGAATATCAGGCATAACTGTTATTCCTTCTCCTGAAAACATTGAAAAAGCTCTTTTCAGGCTTGAAAATTATATGCGTGAATTGTTGGGTTATGGAGTTGATTTAAACTATACGTTCGAGGAATTTCCTGACACGTCAAGCGAACATAATCTTCCATTAGATGTTTATGACGCTGTAGGCTGGACACTCGCACAAAAATTAATGTCTGACTTCGGCAAGGGATTCAATCCTGACCCTATACTCATAACACAATCAAAAGCCGGAACATCATATTTATTCAGTAGAATATCAATTCCTGTAGTTCAATACCCTAATAGAATGCCAATAGGCACTGGAAATAGATCATGTTATTGCAGTACATATTATCAAGGATATTATAATCCGCTTGCTGAAATACCCATTGATGCTAAAATTATATATCAAGGAGAAACAAAGGATTACAATGAAGATTTTAATCCTGTAATTGATGAAGGTGAAACGATATCGACTTATACCATTACAACCGATGACGGACTTACAAAAGTGTCTGACAGTGAATCAGATGGTATTATAACATATAGAATATCAGCAAGTGACACAGCATACGGTTTAAACAGAGTATTTTTTACTCTAAATATGGATAGTGGTCGAGTCCTTAAAACAAAAGTAAACTTTAATGTGAAATCGATCGATGCGTGATAAAATAACACTTATAAAAGGCGACAAGGTAAGCTCTGGTAGCGATTTTTTAGAAGCAGACTATAGAGATGCATTGCTTGTTAATATGTACGCTGTAAACCGCAACATATTAGGAGCACAGGGATATATTTTGGATTACCCTGGACTGACAGAGTTTGGTGTTGGATCTGGTATAGACAGGGCATCAAATTATAATGAAAGATTCAATCTTCATTTCAGGGTTTCCGGTACAAAATTTATATCTGTTGATTCTTCAGGAACGGTGACTGAACTAGGAGATGTGCCAGGAACAAAGCAATTAAGAATGCCTTACAGCTTTAATACTCAGGCAATTATAGGCGAGGGTAAAATGTTTCTCTATGATCCAGTTAATGGTTTCAGAGAGGTAACTGATCCAGATTTGGGTAATGTCATAGATGGTGATTGGATAAATGGATACTATTTCTTAACAGATGGTGAAAACGTATATCATACTGATATAACTAATGAATCAGCTATAGACCCACTAAAGTTTGCTACTTCAGAATTTGCGCCTGATCCCACTTTAGGCATATCTAAAACTCAGGACAATCTGATAATTGTATGGAACAGATACTCAATAGAATATTTTGAGGATAGATCAACGACAAATTTCGCTTTCAGACGTTTAGAATCAAGGGCACAAAAAATAGGGATTGTTGCAACACACGCTAAAGTAGAAGAGGGGGGGATTTTCTATATTGTAGGTGGCTCTAAAAATGATAGTGTATCTGTTTATACAGTAGGTCTTGGATCAACTGCTAAAATAGCATCAAGAGAAATAGATAAAATAATATCTAAATATTCTGAATCCGAAATGTCAGATATACGATTAGAATCAAGAACCGAAAACAACGTAACATTCATCCTTGTTCATCTTCCTGAAGAAACTCTATGCTACAATGCTACAACAGGTGGAATATTCGGAAGCGAATCAGGATGGAGTATTTTAAAGACAGATGTATTGGGAGATAATACATACCGAGCAATAAACGGTTCATTCGATCCAAGAATTTCTAAATGGATATATGGCGACAAAATAGATTCGAGATTGGGTGTTTTAGATAATGACGTTAGAACTCATTACGGAGAAATAGTTGAATCTATATTTTATACTCCTGTAGTTAATATGGAAAGAATGTCTGTCGATGAAATAGAGATAGAAACAATACCTGGTCATCATATTTCTGAAGATGCTACTGTAGCCATGTCTCTAACTTATGACGGTATAAACTATACGTCAGAATACTGGAATCTATATAGCACACCATATGATTACGGAAAACGCTTTATTTTAAGAGAACTTGGATATGTAGATAGCAACTTAGGCTTTAAGTTTAGAACAGCGTCTACGGCAAGAATGGCATTTTCATTAATGTCCTTGGAGTATAATTAGAATGTCTACACAGGAAAATCTAAGAGAAATAAGAATAAGCGCGATCGAGCTAAAAAGACTCACGAACTGGCCAGCTCCGGTAATCGAGGCGTTTCTCGACACTCAGAATACAAGGACAGATATATCAGAAGAGATTGATAAAATCATAGATATAATAAACAATCTTAAGATAGAAACTATACCTACAAGCTATGTTAACGGGTCTATCCCTTACGCAAAAGATGGTTTTCTGATTGAGAATAACCCAAATCTTTTTTTTGATAACGCAAATAATAGACTTGGAATAGGAACAAATACCCCTTCTCGTGGAATAGAAGTTTCTCCTGACTTTAAAGTAAAGACCGGAACGTCTCCATATCCGAGTGATGGTGTTGTAATTGAAAGCATTTTTTTAAGCGGTCTTGGGGTAAATGCACCGTCTATAGGTAGTTTCGGTCTTGGAGGACTTACAAGAGCTGTCGCGAATAGAGCAGGTTTGTTTTTAGTTCAAAATCCTGGTGATTTTATAGCGCCTACTCCAACGATCAATTTTACAGATGCAAACGCTACGTCTACAACTCAGGCGCAAATAAAGTATGATCCATCTACGGCAATTATGGATTATACGTCTAGAATACTTAGGCTTGCACAAGATCAGACAGGCGGGTCAATGAGCGTTGGTCTTTCAGGATCGAATACACCAGATGCACCAATGCATGTAAAAAAAACGGCTGGTGGATCAGACCCTATATTGCTAATTGATAATGTTGGTGGACCCGGCGATTGCTTCATGGAGATAAAATGCGGATCATTCCCCGGCAACGATAATATAATGATAGGGCTGGATGGATCTGAGACAAACACGCCTTTTGTAATAGCATCATCTACTGGTGACACAATATCAACGTCTGATTACAGAATCGTTATGGACAGGGATGCGGGCAACTTCGCATTTGGTAAAACACCAACAATCCCTGTTGACAATTTTGAATTTGTTCAGGAGGATAATTGTACATTTTCTCTTGTAGGGGATAATGATAATAATGACGTCAACACTGTTGTTGAATATTCGGGATATATAAATGGCCATAGCGGGACAGGGACACAAAAACTTGGTCTTGGTTATCATGAAACAAATGATAGAGTGTATTTATCTTATGGAACTTTTACGAATGCTCATATAGGAA